CGCCTGTCTGGTATGTCCAAGTCAGCGGGCTTTGAACAACAGCAGTTTGAGCGGCCTTGCTCTCGCTAAACGGCTTAAAGGTTATTCCTTGCGCTCGCACATCTCTGACAATGCTGGTCATTTTTGAAAGCGCGGCCCGCCCTTCGTAAAACGACGAGGCTGTCTGGCACGGACTGTTGACCGCCAAGCGCCTTAGCCTAGGCGCAATGGTTTGCGAAAACGTCAAATTTCGGCTCGTTGTAAAAAGGAAGGTAGAGCTACCGTTCTCTACCGCTTCATTGCTATTAGGCGTAAAATTCGGCCCTTGTGTCGAAGACGTAGAAACAGTGACACTGCCAACGCCTTCCGCCGAAGTTGTTGTAAACGACAAAAGGCTTTTTGAAAAACTGGACTGCCATGTCATTGTTCCCAAACGGGCCGTCATTGTGTCTGTCGTAGACGTTGGCCGCGACACTGTTGGAGTATAAATATTGCTTGAGCGCGCAAACAGTTCTTCTGTGACGGATGTGGTCGTTATTGTTTGGATCAGTCTTGTTATTGTTCGCGGAATGACCGAGGCGCTTGATGGGGTCAGTGTGATTGTAGACCCTAACACGGTTGAGATTGTAGATGTTTGGGTCAGAGTGGTTTCGTCGTAAAGGGCGCTTACGCTGTAATCTGCGGTGACGCCTGACTGCGTAATGATTGCAGGGGACAACGTGTAAGCAGATTGCGTAACAAACGAGGCAAAGTCGGAAAGATTGTTGCCCATGCCCGTAGTCGTAGGAACCCATATAGCTTCGTTTGCCCCCAAAAGGAACACTGTTGCGGTTGATCTATTTCCGGTTTGACCATCGTAGGCCGTAATGGTTGATGATGCCGAAGTGACAACCGTTTGGCTTGCTTGAGCCGTTGTTGTCAGCACTATTTGCGCGCTGGTTTGTGCGGTGGTTGTAGATAAAGCTGTGGAGGTTTTCGAGCCAGCGACTGTGGAGAGCGTTGTGCCGACAACTTTTTGAGTTGTAGCAGACGACAAGTATGTTGATTCCCCTTCGCTAGTTTGCGTGGTGGTTGTCAGCTTGCTGGCGCTTATAGTTGTTGATGTGGGTATCGTGGAGCCGTCGCTGTTGCTGGATGTAAATTGCCCGTCCCATGATTGCGTCACCGTTTGATTTGTAAGCTGTATTGAGCTTGAGCCGATAAAATACCAAACTGGTGAGGCCGAAAAAAAGCTGTCTGAGTAGGTATACGAGCCTTCGTCATCTTCATTTGTTCCGGTGGTTGAGGTTACGAAGACAGACGGCCAACTTGAAGATGTAAACCCTCCGCTTCCTTGATTTAATGTTTGAAACACTGAAACGCCATTACTTGCAAAGAGACTGGCCAACGTCTCGGACCGCTGAAATTCCGCTTGTGAGTAATAGTATTCCTCCAATAAATCGCCCTGAACCTTGAGTTCATAATCGCTTGCTTGTGTGGTGTGTTGAAGCTCGACCGTGGAGGCCGCCAACTTAGGGGGAGCGGTAATGGTATAAGAGATCACCGCTTTTATCCCCAAACAAAATAAAGAGTGTATGGCAGTTCCCCGGCATCAAGCGGCGGCACTTTGTCCGCAACATATTGCTGCTGTCCCGCAACCGTGATGTTGTCGCTGATTATCTGATAAGCGGTGCTGTTGTAAACGACGCCCAAAAGAAACTCGACCGTTTGCGGAAGACCAAACGCAACTGGCTCTTGCGCTCCGGGGGCTGCGGATTCTAAAGAAAGTGCGCAGTTTAGAAATTGTTGTCCGTCACTCTGGCCTGTTAAAACAACGTGCTTTAAGGTGTCTTTAGACAGGGGCAGGCTATTTAAGTCAGAGTCGTCAAATAAGTTGGTCGGAAGCAATCCGTTAAGCGCGCCAGGCTTGATGCTTACAAGATAGGAGGGGCTTTCTGGATTGCTGTCGGGATCTTGTCTGCTGATTATTTGAAACGGGTGGGTTGTTGCTGGGGTGGATGTGCCTGGCGCTTGTTTGATCGAAATGTGCGTTCCGTCGCCCGTGACGCGGGCCGACAGCGGTGCGGCAACCACCGGGCGGTTGCGCTTTATCTCGGCCAAAATGCGGTTGAGCTTGTCGGCTGTGATTTCCGACAACAGCGGGCGACCGCTTTGAAATGGCGAGATCCCTTCCATTTTCTAAGTTCCGTTGTAGATGACTTCTTCGGGGTCCCATCCGTTGCGGTCTGAAAGCATCCACTCTTTTGTGACTTCGTAGCGAACCAATCCTGTGGGCTGGGCAACGCTGCGCGCGTTGATTGAGGTCAATAGCCAATTTTGCTTTGTGCCTACGCTGGGAGCGCGTTGCGGCGCGTTGACCGTGCAAAGCTCTTTGAGGCTCGGCAAAGCTGTTTCCAGCGTGGTTTGGCGAAAGGACACCGCAGGAGCAAGGTAATATTCCTGGCCGCGCAGTAGCAGCTTGTAGAGAATGCGCGCTTTGTCGTCTGTCGCCACAGGCACAAGGGCCGTGTCTGGATCTGTTCCGTCTTGAATAGCTTTTTTTATCTCTTTCAGTGCGGCATCGCTCACGGTGTCTTTGAATGTTGGGTGTGCCTCCGTCGGTATTTCCCGCGCTCCGCCGATAAGCTCTGTGGTTGCGCCTCCGCCGGCGCTCCCCCCCGCTCCGCTGGAGTCCATTCCTTCAGTCCATGTGACCGTGACGCGAGTCACGCCAGCCGCGTCTGTGACAAAATCAGCCGACGTGATTGTTGCGCCAGTTACCGAGGTTGGTGATACGGTCGTTTCGCCGTCCGTCAGGACATAGACCTGCTTGGTCAGTTTTTTGCCGTCTGCGGTGAAGCTAATGCCGCCGCCTGTTGCTTGAATTTGTGCCATGTTATTTTGATCCTTTCAGAACAAGGGGTTCGCCGTCGCGAATGGCCTCGTTGATTTGTTTAAGAAGTTCGTTGGTGCGCTTTTGCTCGCGCTGCTTGTCAGGGCGCACGCGGAAAAACTCGCTGGACGCGCCGCCGATGCGCTGAAGGGCGGACGCGCCAAACGCACCGCCGAAAGTGTCGGGCGATACTGCGGCCAGCGCCTTGGCCGCTTCTTCTGCCTGTTGGCGGGCGAAGTCTGCCGCATCGACGCGGAATCCTCCGGCGGCGGCTTCGGCTGTGCCAGGGCCAAACTCAGGGCCAAGGGCGCGGCGGGCGGCCTCCTGCTCTCGCTCGAACTCGCGGATGCCCTCAATGCTGCCCGGGGATAATTGCTTGCCGATGACGTTGCCTTTTTGTGTGCCTGATTTTTGGCCCGAAGAGGCGCCTGGCGTGATGTCCATGTCCTCGGGCGGAAGCATGGATGGCGGCTTTGTCGCGGGGTCGGACCAGATGTCTTTCAGCTTGGTCTTTAGTTCGTCGGCTGCGCGTAAAGCGTTTTGAATTGGGGCGGCCCCGACTTGCGCCGCGCCCCCGATGACGTTGCCCCCCAAGATTGAACGCACTCCCAAGGCTGATTGCACAATCGTTCCGACAATCCCATCAACGCCGGCACGAATTGCTTCAAAGGATGAAAGTATGGCCTGACCGACGGGAATCAAAACGGGTCCGAGGGCGGCGGTTAGTTGCTGTCCGAGTCTGGCAAATCTGTCGCCCACCTCGTCGGCCTTGGCGATAATCTCGTCGCTGGCAACTTGCACCTGGTTGGCTTGCTCGAGGATGGCGGCCGAACCTTGTTGGAGCAGCGGGATCAGGTTGCGCTGCCTGGCTCCGATGATCGTCAGCACGTCGGCGTATGCGCGCTGTTTGTCTCCCGATGCAACATAGGCATCGGCCAATTTTAGCAAGCCCTGAGACGCGTCTATGTTGCCAAGCTGCTGCGCTGAAAGCCCCAGCCTTTGCAACGCCTCGGCCTGCTCGCCTGTGCTGTCTTTTGCCGCCTGCACATTTCGCGTGAGTGTAGAAAGCGCCACCGCCACTTGCTCGATATTGCTACCACTCTCGGAGGCCACTTGCCCGAAGCGTTGAAGCGTCTCGGCAGATACGCCGAATTGCTGGCTGAGATCGTTGATCCGCCCGAATTGCTCGAAGGTGGAGCGGACAAACTGACCGATGCCGATGCCGGCAAGGGCTCCAACAAGGGACGAGCGGATCTCTGAGCCGATGCCACCGAGGCCGCCGCCAATCGACTTGCGCGCCTCCTGGCCGAATTTGCGCGCATCGCCAAGTGCCTGCTGAAACCCGGTGCGGGTTTCGTTCTGCGCTGTGACTTTTACTCTTACGTCGCTCATAAGGCGGATGTTTCCTCTGGTTTGGCCGCCCGCGCCTTGGCTCGCGCAATGGCAAGGCGTTCGCTGTCGGAGACTATGTCAAGGCGCGACCCGCTCTCTGTCTCGTAGGCGGCGGCCTCATACCAGGTCGCGGCGCCCACGGGTGTGGCCCAGGCTTGCTCCTCGGTCATGCCGAGGCGCATCAGGCGCACAACAGTTGCTATGCCTGAAGGAATGGCGGACGGCTCGTGGCGCTCGGCCCCGGGCTTGGGCGCTTTGTTCCACATCTGCGGAGGCGCGCAGTAATCGGCAACGTAGGTTTTCCAGCGCGCCACCTCGGCCACAAAATCCAATTTGCGGCACTTCCACAGGCGGCAGCGCCACCCATCCATCTGCGGCAAAGCCAACGGCGGGCGTGAGCAGATCCATGCTGCCAGGCGCAAGTCGGCTTCGCTGCCGAGCTCGCCGTGGTAAAAGGGTGAGCCGATGGCCTCGAGGGCGAAACTGTGGCCCAAAGAAAGCGGACGCATCCTCAGGCCACAAACCTTGTGTGGCGCGTTGAGAAAGGATTCTGCCGCGAGCGCGTCCATAGGGCGCTGTCGCGGATTAAGTTCCGCTGAAGGCTACGACAGTGACCGTTTTGCGGGCGTAGTCCGTGTTGCTGATGCGGAGCTCAACGCGGATGGTCGAGGAAGAAGAGTGGTTCCCCGTGGTAAGAGTGCTTGCGTCGAGCTCGGCGGTAGCGATGGCCGTGCCGCGGATTGAGGTCTTGACCACATCGCCTGACGTTTCCGATTTCTCGGCCGAAAGCGTGGTGAATGTGATGCCGCCCAGTTGAAATGTGGTGGCCGAAAACGCCCCGAGGATGGTGGCCGAAGCCTCCACACGGGGGTTGTAGAAGCGAACGGCCGGGGGTGCCGTGTTGACGGCGCCGCTTTCGATGAGTTGCTCGTCTACTTGGGCTGTCAGGGTGGCGTTGAGTACGTCATCCGATCCGATGGCGTAGCCGCCAAAGGTTGTTCCCACCGTCTCGGTCGTGGTTTCAGTGCGGACGTATTTGGAAATGATCGTTGTCGTGACGCCGTTCTTGTCGGCCACGAGCAATTTCTCAAAAGTCTTGGAGGTCTGGACGGAGAATCCGCCAGTTACGCCGTAGGTGATCGCCATGCCCTCGGGGGCGATGTCAATTTTGCTGGCAGTAGAGGGCCACGGCCAACACGTCCACGATGCGGTTGTCGGATCGGTCGATCGCGTGGCCTGTCTCAAGCATCCCGGCCACTGTAACATTGGCCGACGTGAAGTCCTGGGCTACAAGGTCGCGCAGGGTGTCCTGCACCTGACGCACGGCCTCGTCGTGCGTTGTCGCATAGATGCCCGGCGTGATGACGTGGATGGTGACTTGCGCGGACCAGCGGGCCAACTGCGGGAACGGACGCTCGGCGGCCAAGCACGCGGCCACGATCCGGCGTTCTGGCACGACGGTTTCCGAATAGAAGGGATAGACGGAATAATCGTCGGTGACGGCCGACGGGAGCTCGGTGCCAAGGTGGGCGCTGACGATCTGCTCGATCTCGTGCCGCAGGCTGTAATTCTGCGGCGTGGCCGTCGGCCCGGTCGGGGATGTGGCGATGCGATCTCCCGCGATAAGGCTGATGCGGATGGTGTCGGTCTGGATGTTTGGCTCTGTCTCGGCGGCAAGCTCGACCAGGTGCCAGCCGTAAAGTGTGAAGTCCGTTTGCGCGCCATTGATCGAGGCCAGCGCGGCGTTGGTGTTGGTATCGTCTAGCCTGCGGGACAGGGCGGCCACGCGGTTCTTGTGGGCAGTCTGCCACCCGGCACCACCATTGGCCGCCGACATGACCGAAAAGTCCATGCTGACGCGGCTGGCCGCCCTCACCCCGCCCTCGAGGAGCTCGGCGCCGGCCGAGGCCACGATGACGCACGGCAGGGCCAGAGGATCGGCGGGCACGGCATGACGGATGGGAATGCCTGAAAGGCTGGTCCCACTCACGCCCGAGATGAGCCAAGTGGCAAAGCTGGATTCGAGTTCGCGGTGGATCATGCGGCGGTCTGGAGCTTGCCGAGCTCGGCGTTTAGTTTGTTCTGGATGTCAGCTTTCATGCGGATGACGCGGCCGCGCAGGGTTCGGGCCATGACCGAGCGGAGACTGCCGCCGATGCCAGGCGTGGAATTGATGGCGGTAAAAGCCGGGCTTTCTTGATCGAGCTCGTTAAGAAAGCTGCCGTTGTTGCGGAAATTGCGCGCAACGAATTTTGGCAACCCTGTAATTCCGAGGCTGCGAGCAGCCGGAACCCATCCCGCTTTCATCGTGCCGACATTCTTTTGCTTCTGTTTGACGTAAGCGGCCACGGTGCCGCTTTGCAGCACAACGGCAGACCATTGGCGGCGGGAGACAAATTTGCGGTTGTTCTGGCGCGACTTGTGGATCGGGTGCGTGCCGGCCGCCGGGAGTGCTTGGATAATGTCGGTGACGCGGCCGAGGCGGTTGCTTTTGAGGTCGATCTCCGTCGGGCGGCTTTGAACGTAGGAGCGCACGCGAACCGTCTTGCCGCCCTGGCTCCTTTGGTAGCCTTTGGTGCGAAAGTTTTTTTGCATCGTCCCATTCAACAATGCCTTGGCTTTCTCGTGGTCGCCCTCTCGGATGTAGCGATTGAAGGCCGTTCCTGCTCCTCGAACACTGGAATACTTAAGGATTTTTTTGACGTTAGAGAGCGAGCCGAAGACGCGGGAAATGTCGCGGCGCACGGCGTTTTCACCCTGCTCCTGTCCTTTGGGTGGCGGCGTGTAAGGAATCAGACCCTCGTCGGTTCCTGTGCCGCTGCCTCGGATGATTAGCCTGGCCTGTTGCTTGACCACCGAGCGGAGGGAACGCTTGGTCACATTGGCAAGCTGCGGGATTAGCCGGCCGAATTTGCTGATGTCTACCGCGATCTCCACGGTGTTACTCCGCGAGGCCGCCGGCTGTGATCTCAATAACGGCCGCGTCCTGCGACACATTGAGCACCTGAAGCTCTGTTCCGCGAATGGTAATGCGCGACCAGATGGTCGGAACGCTGGTCACGGCGCTGCGCTTTAGCCCTACGCGCACTGAGCGGATCTGGCGCACGCCGCCCTCGGCCAGTTCGTCGCGCTCTTCGATCTCGCCCACGATGGCCTTGTAGCCTGTGGCGCCAATCGTGATCGTCTCGCCGCCAACGTCAGCCAGGGCGCCGATCCCAAGGATGTGCGCGGTGTCGAGTTGCGTTGCCATGCCCTACTCCTTGGAGTCAAGGGCGTCGGGATTGCGCCGCTTGAAGACTTCGGCCCCGAATTTGTAGGCATCGTCCGAGTTTTCCACGTCGTAGACGGCGTCTTTCGGAATCTTCGGATTGAAGAAGGGATGGTTGTGCAGAAATACAATGTCGCTGTCCAAGACGATGCCGGCCCTGCGGACGCGGTGGGAAAATTCCGTGTCGGAATAGATGCCGTGATAGTCATCGGACAAGATGCCCCCGCCATAGCCGAGCCATCCAAGCGTCGGGCGGGTGCAAATGAAGGTGACGAGCAGGCCGTCGTTACGGTGGCCGTCTTTCACACCAAGAACCTTTGGGCGTTTGAGGTGCGGCCCGAGGGCTTGCCATACCATCTCGTCCCAAAAAAGCGGAGGTTCTACGTCATCCTGGGCGGTCACGATGATTTGCCCGGAGGCCGCTTTCACGGCCGCGTTGTAGTTGGCGACAGCATTGCCCCCGACCTGATCCATGAGGCCGGCGGGAGACAGGCCGTGCTTAAATCGCCCGAGGATGTCGCGCGTCTCCTCATCGTCCTCGGCAAAGCCAAAGATGTATTCCACGCTCTGCGGATCTTTGGCTGCCTCAAGCCACTTCTTGCGCGTCTCGGCGGCTTGCAGTGCGCGGCCGCGCGTCGGGTGGCAAACGCTAATCTTGCCGCCGCACTTCTTGAACCACTCGAGCTCGAACTTGTCGGCCTTCTCGGTGTCGCCGTTGGCGCGCAGGCAGCAGGCATAGAGCCCTACCCCGCCGAAACCATAGACTACCGGGCGGTGCGTCCACGGCACCACGTCGGGCACCGGGATCGCCATGAAAGCGCGCGCATAGGCCAGGGCATCTTGCGGTTCGTTGTTGTCGAGCGATACGGCAGCCAGTTGGGCCAAGGCTTCGCGGCGCCACGGGCTCACTTTGTAGGCTTCATGCAGGAGCGACTTTTTCGGCGCAAAGTCGTGCGTCCGCATGGCGAGTTGCAGGTAGAGCTCGTAACGCTCGTTATGGTCCAGCCCTGGCGTTTTGAGCGCCTCGACCGCGTAGGCCATGCCGTTCTCGTCATCCTTGAACCCGAAATGCTCCAGGCTTGCGTAGAAAAGCCAACGCGGGTTTTTGTCGAAGTCGGGAATGGATGAGATGATGCGCCAGTTGCGTTGGTTGCCCTGCTTGCCGTCGGCCTCGTCTTTGTGCGAGTCGGGCGCGTGGACGATGCGGCAGTCCTCCCAGCGGACGTGGCCGTCGCCGGATTTGTCCACCGGCTCGAGGTGCTCGTGCACAGGGTCCGCCCAGACGGCCGTGCCGCGCCGCCAGATGCGCTCCCGCAGGAGATTGAGTCCGTTATTGGTCAGACGGTATGGAACGAGCGCCAGCGTGGTTTCTGGGGCGGTGATGCGTAGGTGCTCGCGGATAATGTCGGCGCTTTCGGGCTCGAGGATGTCATCGGTGTCGGCCCACATGAGCCACTCGTGGCCGTCGGCCTCGGCCATGTCGGCGGCCATTTGCCTGGCGGCGCCGAAGTTGTCCACATGGTCCCAGAATTGGTGCGCCTCGGCGTTCTTGTATTCGCCGACCCTGCACCCCATTTCGCGGGCGATGTCCAGGGTCTTGTCTGGATCTCGGCTGCCGCAGGCGCGGACGATGTAGATGTGCGGCGTGAGCCGCTGAAACGATTCGATAAACCGCCGGATGTAGCTCTCGCAGTTGCCCGCAATCGCCACCAGCGCCAACGAGGGCTGTGTGTTCTCCATGCGGGCACGGACAGCTTGTCAACCGCACCAAAAGCAAAACCCCGGGGCAGATGCCCCGGGGCGCTTGAACACACAAACCAGTGCTTAGGCTTTCTTCGCCAGAATCTTGAGACCGGCCGTGATGCCGTAGGTGAAGCCACCGACCACCTCGAAGTTGAGGAAGTGAGTGCCGTTCGCCGTATTGTAGTGGCGACGATACCCGAGACCGATGCCGCTGACGGGATCGACCACCGTGCGGGCTTCGAGGTATTCGCTCGGAGCCTGCGGCTGAAGGGTGCGGATCGCCACGGCGATGGCCGAAGGATGCACCGCGAAGCCGGCGAGAGTGATGCTGGTGCCGACGTTGGTTGCCGGGATCAGGGTGCTCTCGTAGACGTTCATGCCAGCCAGACGGCGGACCACTCCCTCGCGGACGCCTTCCGAACCGAAGTTCAGGTTGGCGAGGATGTTGGTGCTGTCGGACAGGAGCGCATCGTAGGCGTCGGGCTCGATGAACAACGCGCGGTCATTCTGAGGAGCCTTGGACTTGGTGAGCTCGAGGCGGGCCTTGCGGACATCCGCCATAGCGAAGCTGGCCGAGGTGAAGGAAGCGACCGCCGCGCCGAAGTTGGCGGTGGTGATGAGACCCCAGGCGGCGCTGATGAAGGCTTGCGCCACCGCGCGGCCCTGCTCTGCGCCGATGTCGGCCAGCATTTGCGGGGTGAGCGCGGAGGACTTGCTCCACTGCGTGTCGGTGAAATCGACCGTGGACAGGAAGTGCTTGTCGATGGTGACTTCGCGGGCGGTGAGGGTAACGTCTCCGTCCGCACCTTCGTAGGTGTTGTTGAAGGTCGAAGCCGTGATCGAGGAGATGAGCGGGATGCTCACGACCTCACCCTTGCGGGCGGCCTCGGCGTTGTAGTTCACGCTGAACGCATTCAGCGGATGGAGGGAATCCACGAACGCTTTGAGGGCGCTTGAGGAGATGATGTCGTCGTTAAGACCAGTAATGGAGGCCATGATGAGTTATTTGTTGGATTGTTTGAGCTTGCAGATCAGCGCGAAATCGCCGGCCTCAAGGGCTTTGCGGACGATTTCAAATTTGGTCGAGCGGTCGCCCGAGGTGTAAGCCTCTTCGACGGAGACGGCGGAACCGTTGCCCGTAATGGCGTTTTCGCCGCGAGCGGCGAGTTCGACTTCCAAAACGGAGAGCTTGGAGGTGACGGCTTCGAGCTTCGCGGCGAGTTCAGCGGCTTTGCTGTCCTCGACGGGAGCGGGAGCGGGTGCTTCGGGTGCCACTTCGGCTTTTTCTTCAAAAGCGGCTTTGATTTCGGCGCGGAGTTCGGCGGCCATCGCTTCGATGGCGGCCTTCGCGTCGAACTGTTCAGGAGCGGATTTTTGATCCATGCCCTTTTCTGCGGTGTCAACCGCGACCGTTTTTTCGGCCTGCGGCAACGCGCGAAAAACTCCGTCGGGATTGGCGGCTGGGCGAGAGACAAGGTCCACGCTGACCAGTTCCGAAACGCGCGCTAGGCGGCTGCCGTCTTCGTTTTCGTCAGGCGTTCCGCTGAAGGTCATGCTAAATCCAACTCGCTGCGGGGCTTTGGTCAGGATCTCGGAATAGAAAGACGCCTGGGGGTGTGAGCCGAGGAGCTCGAGGTCCGCGCGCAGTTGGTCTTCCTCGATACGGAAGTTGGCAAGAAAGCCGATCAGGCTGTCGATGCTCTCGTCGTGATCGACAAACACTTTGACAGGGCTGCCCACTTGGCCGGCCGCTTCGGCCTGCAACAGGGTCACATCGTCCACCAACATGGCATGACCGAGGGCCGGGCCAACGGTGGCGACGGAGATGCCTTCAAATTTAAGCGCGTCCATACTTGGACGGGCTCATGTCAAGCAGTCGGCATCTCGATCTTCTTCCGGCGATACAGGCGCTTGCGCTTTTTCGGCAATGCCAATTCGGTCGGTTGGGTTGGTTCGGAAAGTTGTGGCGGTTCGGCGGCCGGCGCTTCTTCTTGCGGCAGAATCTCGGCCTGCGGCTGCGGTTGCTCCACGCCAATGCTGACGCCGAGCGATGCGGCAAATTCACGTTCGGCGGCAATCTCGGACACGGCCTCTTTCCAGTCGATGCCCTGCTCGCCAAAGAAATCGGAAAGCGTCATCAGTCCCGCTTTCACATCGTCCCGGCGGGCGACGGCCTCGCGGCCAACGTCCACGGTAATGGACCGCGGGGTCTGCCAGCCGACTTTGCGCCAGTTGGGATTCATCGGAAGCTCGCGGCGGCGCATAGCGTTGGCGATGGCGTAGCCCCACAGTTTTGTCAGGAAAGCATTGATCAGGACATCCTGGCGGCCCGCAAAACAGCGCGCGGCCTTTTGGATGATGAACCGCTGTGCCACGCCACCGATCGCGCTGGTGTCCCAGACAAACTCATAAGGCAGCCCCAGGCCGATGGCCGCCGCACGGATGTATTGCTCGAGGTGCTTGTCGAGCTTTTCGTTCGGGCGGTTCATCTGGAAGCTCTGGATGTCTTCCGTGGTCTTGAGGCGTGGCACCAAACCGCCGCCGAACATGGATTCGCGGGTCAAGTTGCCGTTGCTGTCTTTGCTCAGATCGCCAAAGAATCCTTCGGCGCCGATCGTGCCGGTGTTGTTTTTGATGACCAGGCCGATGCTGCTGCCTGCCTTGGCCGCCATCATCTCGAAGCGCAAAAGCTCGTCGCGGTCCAAGATGGAGTTAAGCGCCACACCGACGGCTGGATAACCTCGCACCTGATCGGCGCGCTCGGGCTCGAAGACGTGAAGCATGGCCTCGGCTTTGATCTCCCGATGCCGGCGCGGGTATTCGTCGCCTTCTCCGATAAAGTAACTCAGCGGACGCTGGAACTTGTCGAGCTTCACGCCGTCCACCACGCCGCCGTTGTTGGCCGCCGTGTCGGGCGACTCGATGCGGTGGGCTTCGACAATCTGGACAGCAGGAGCGCCGTCTTGCCGGGCTGTGAGGATAGCAAAGATTTCTCCATCGCGGTCGATCGCCTCCGAGACCAGCATTTGCAGGCCGCGCATATCGTGGCGGCCGCTGATCTCAGGCTGCCGCGACCAATTTTCCCACCATGCCTCGGCCGCATCGTCCCAGTCCTGGTCGCCGGTCATGGCCTGCGGCCGGATGCCGATGCCCGAGCCGACAGAATAGAGGGCTTTGTCCCTGACAGCCCCGCGCACAATGGCGTTGTTGTAAAAGCATTTGCGGCTTAATGCCATCAGGCGCGTGCGGTCATAGGATGAAAGGTCGACTTTGGAATCCTGCGCTTGCGCGTAGACCCAGCCGCGCTCCTCGCTGCGGTGGTTCACGGCTTCGATCATGCGCGAAAAGCCAAAGCGCGCGGCGAGACGGTCAACAAATGTGGTCGGTTTAGCCATTAAGTGCGGTTCGGGAAACGGATTTGCGTGACGCGGGAAGATCCGATCTGCCCGGCTTTAATGCTCATGGCCGTCTCGATAAGGCCGAGCATATCCCAGCAGGAATAGGTTTGCTGAAGCGTGACAGAACGGCCGCCCACGCTGCTTGACACCACGAAAGCCTGTGACGCCCCGCCGGCCACGATTTGGCTTTTGCAGGCGGTCTTCAGGTCATTCAATTCATCGCTGGAAAATACGGAAGCCAGCAGCGAGGCGTCGGTCATGCCCTCGCGGGCTGTGTCAAGGAGTGGCGTTAGTCGCCTTGAACTGCGCCATGATCGAGTCGATCAGCACGAGGGCCATCTTTTCGCAGTCGGCAAGGTGGTTCGGCCCGAGGCGCTGCCACTTGGATTCTCCGTCTTTCTCGATGAGCGCCTCGCCCTGCAACTGGCCGACGTAGTCCTTGGCAATGTCCCGGGGCAGATACCACCGGCCCCGCCCGTCTCGCAGGATGTCGTGATAGAGTCGGGCCTGCCAGAAGTGCGCGTCGAATTGCACGGCCCACAGCACCGCGCCGGCCGACACGATTTGCTGGAACTTGTAGGGCTCGCGCAATCCTTGGCTGACGGTTCGCCCCTTGGCCGCGACAAATAGCCCACCCGACTTGGCAACGAAAGTGTAGACGCCCGCCGGGGTCTTGGCTGCGTAACCCGCGTCCACAATCCCACGATAGCATTTGTAGTGCTTGAACTTGTCCATGATGCCGTCCCATCCCACCATCGCCCCGTAATCGAGGAGGTAGGTGCTGCCGTCTTCGTGGAGCTCGCGGACGATCCACCACATTTCCGTCTGGCCTACGTCGATGGACATGAGGCGGCCAACCATTTTGCCCTCGGGCGCGGTTCCCATCGTGTAACGTGGCGAGGCGTCCACGCGGTCGCGGATCATGGCCGTCGTGATAAGCGCCCCTTGCGGCTTCCACGGTTCGGCCATCTCGCGATTTAGGAAGTCCTGCAACCCGCCCGGGGCTTCGTAGTCCTGCAAATACTTCACAGCTAGATCGGGCCAAGTGCGCCAGGGCGAGTAGAGCGAGGAGAGATGATAGCTGCGGCGGCCGGTCTCGGCGGCGAACTCCGTTGCGCGCCACTCGCCGCGCTCGAGCCAGGTCTTTTTGTCGCCGTTCTCGTGGAGATGCCCACACTTAGGGCAGGCATAGCGTGTGGTCTCGGCCACCCGCGCCATGTTCCACACCCCGTTGTCCTGCTTGGCCTCGGCGTCCCATCGCACATTTTTCCACTCGAGGAACTGCCACTCGCCACACCCGAGGCACGGCAGGAAATAGCGGCGTTGGTCTCCCTTCAGCCATTCGGTCCAGATCGCGCCGTCCTCATACGTTGGCGTCGAGGTGCAAACGATCAAATGGTTGGGGAATGTCGCCGTGCGCGCCTCGGCAAGTTGAATCGGGCTTGCCTCTTTGCCCGACTGCGCGGCGAATTTGTCCATCTCGTCCATCATCAGGAGCGCAATGGATCGGCTGGAAAGGTTGGCCGGGCTGTTCGAGCCGACAAAATACACGCTCATCCCCTTGAAATGCTGCTCGAGGATGGTCAGATCGTCGGCGTTGTCGGGCTTGTGCGTCTTCAAAACGTCAGAGCTTTCGACCATCGGCAGCCAGCGCGACTTGCTGAACGACCGCGCCAGGTGCGTGGAAGGCATGACCCAAAGCGCGGGCGCCGGGTTTTGATCGAGCCGATACCCCATGCCCGCAAGGATGGCCGTGGTCTTGGCGGTCTGGGCGCCCCAGACCAACGCCATGCGCCGGATAGATTCGTTGCCGAAGCACTCAAGCGGCTCGCGGATGTAAGGCGTCTCGCGTGTCCGATACGGCCCGTGCAAGTGCGCGGTGTTACCGATCGTCAGATTGCCCTCGGCCCACTCGACCACACCCCGCTTCGGCGGTGGTTGGGCTTTGCGGGCAATGGCGGCGCCGACATCGTCGGCCGTCAGGCTACTCTTAATTTGTCCGAGAAAATCTGACACGCATCAGCCACCAGTTTGCCGGCCTCGGGGTAGTCCCGATGCAGGCGTTTAAGGCACGAGTCGAAGGCCGCATCAAAAGCGGAGAGCACAGCCGACTTTTCCATGAGCGCACCGACGCGCTTCTGCCACTCGATAAACTCGGCCTCGGCTGCCGAGGCGTCCTTACAGGAGAGCGAATAGGCTTTCTGAAGCTCGCACGCCTCGCGGACCTGTCCCTGCTCTGCGGCCCCCTGCCAGAGTGCGTAGTTTTTGCCCACCATCGCGTGCGCCTGTTCGACGCGGCCGGCGGCCGTGCTGTCTTGGGGCGATGCGGATGCGGACACTGACCGCCGGGCGCGGCGGTTTCCCGTTACGTTGGACTCATACCACGCGACGGCGTTCTCCAAGGTGTCCAGCGGACAGCCCTTCTTCTTCAGTTGGCTGACCCGCTGGATCGTGATGCCCTTGGCTTCGGCAAGTTGGCTGGCGACAGTCATGTGAGACTGCCGACCGAGTCAACTTAACTAAAGTTGAGCAAAAAACGCTTTATTTTCGCCAAAACGCAGCGAGTCGCGAGCTCCTCGCGCTCTGGCTTCCCAAGAGATTCCTTTCTCATGTCTCAACAAGAAGGACTGCTGTTTACTCTTATTGAGACTAGTCACAAGTCGCCCCTAGTCAGGCCTAGCAATCTTTGCTCGTAGGCATAGATGTCATCGCGCACAGACTTGACTACCTCAAGCACTTTGATCGCCTGCTCTTTGGTTGCTCTTTCGGGCGGCATCTTGTCGCGCAATCTGCGGAAGCACCGAGTAGCATCATAAACCCAAGCCCACGCAATGTCCCTGACCTTGATGTCAGAAACTTCGTTTGGCTTTGGTGCGTCCGCATCGCCAACAATTTCCGCGTTAGCTTGTGCCTGCTGCTGAACGCTCGCCCGGTCTTCAATCATTTTCCAACCAGGAAAATAAAGCTGGTCTGGGTGCTCTGAGTGTCGCACATAGCGATCAGCTTGAACTTGCGTCATCGTCAGATTTTCTCTGACCCAATGATGATAAGAGGCTCCGAGCGTATCGTTCGCGCTTCGGAGCAGCATCCCAAGCTCAGACGCATCGGGACTAAGCGCCATGATGTCGGCCTTAATTGTTTCGACGCGATGCATGAAGCCCTCATGCTTTTGGTTGATGATTTCGGCCAAATCGTCAGCCGCCCTTAGTTCTATGTTTTTGCTCATTCGTTTGTTGTGTGTTCTTCGTGTCTTTTGTCCCAAGAGCGATGTGCCGCCAGCCTTGAACTTTCGCGGGCGTTCTCGCTCTTTTGAAAATCGTTTAATCCCCTAAACTCAAATTTTGTTTGAACCTCAATAACAGCCTTAGACAGGGCTGCTCGCGTGACGCCAATCTTGCGCGCAAGATCAGAGTAGCTGTCCGAAAGAGTTAATGATGTTTCGCCAGCAGCTAATAAAAAGGCGTAGTATCGTAGAGTCTTGTTTCCCCTTGGCTCGTGTAAATAGGTCAACACTGGTATCATCATCCGCGCAGCCAATTCGGCAGATTCAAACTGTGTGTGTTGCCGCATCAATAAAATCAACTTGGCGCATTGCTCTCTGTTAAGGCGAAGGGCTTCGGCCCATTCGTGCCCAAGTCCGTCGATCTCGCCCGCCATGTCGGGTTTGTAGCTGGTTTCCAGCTTGTCTAAGGGGTTTTCGCCCATCGCGGTGAAGCGCCTAATGTCAATCATAAGCTAAATTCCTTCCTCGCTCGCCGTATCTGCTTGGCTCGCAGTTCGGCAAAATGTTTTGCAGCGCCCTTGGCGTCTCTTAACCCCACAGCAGACCGCCGATGCCATTTGCAGCAATAGACGCACAGGTAAGTCTCCTGCTCTGGAAAATACTTGCTGGCCTTTAAGGCGTCAGCCTCCGAGTCGTAAGCCCGCTTCCAAATGCACGCTTCCCACTTCTTCACGCCGCCCTCCTTGCCATCTCATTGGCCCGCAAATGCCGCGTGTCGCGCTTTTCCAGCCAGCCAATACACTCGCCGCCATTACCGACATCGGCCACGCTCACGGCATTGTCGGAAATGACCCCGCGCTCTTGCAGTTCGTTCATCACCAGCACGGGGTCGAGGCCACGGGCGGCGATATAGGCGCGGAGGCTTTCGCTCATGGAAGCACCTCCCAATCAGGATCGTAAAAAACCGTGTCTGCCTTTTTGTGGCATCGGTTACATACAGTCGCAAGATTGTCCATGTGGTCAGTTCCTCCGTCTGAACGCTTGCAGATGTGGTGAGCGTGCAGGCTTGAAGTGCTAACGCCGCCGCAAATTGTGCAACGGTGTCCATCTCTTTCTAGCACCTTCTCGCGCACCAACGACCAAGCCGCATTCGCCTCAAGCCTCTGTATGGCTTTTTCATTTATTCCTTCCATGCGAGCCTGCCATTCAGCCGCTTTGGCGCGTTTTTCAGCAGGGCTATTGCCGGAATAGTTGCCGTCGAAGCTCAACCATTTTTCGCAGTCTTCGCAATACACCCACGGAAGCATCTGGTCATCTATTTGGATGCTTTCTGGTTTAGCCGCAGCCAACATTCTCGCCCGCACAGCCCTTTCAGCCATGTTGGGGTGCAATAGCTCTAACGTCTTGCGCTCGCTCACGCCGCCACCTCCACGCCAGCCAACCGCTGCCGCATTTCCGATATCGACGCCTTCAGCGCCTTCACCTTCGCCATCGGCTCGGCTTTCAATCGCCTGTCGAACGAGTCAGGGACGGCCTCCTTGTTCGCCGGGTTCGCGCAGATGCGGTCAACCTCCTTTTGCGCGGCTTCGATTCTTTGCTGCAATGACCAGACCGATTCGGGTTTGGCGTGGCCGTTGAGCGGGACAATCGCCCCATTCGTTTTGGCCCGCGCGTTCTCGCGCCACCGCCCCGCCCATGCTCCAAGGGCATATTGCCAGTTGTTCACGGGTTGCCCATCGCGGCCCGTCCATTGGCCTGTCGTCGTGATGGGTCGGGCGAGATGATCCATGCGCCAGATGTCGGCTTGCTCGGCGGTCAATCCGACCTTGCGCCCCGCCTCGATGACCTCTTCCCTCGTCGGCTCAAGCCAGACCTCCTCGCGCGCGTCTTCCCCTTCCTTTATCTTTCCTTTATCCTTCCCTTCCTTTCCGTTGGGGGTCAGCTTGGGTTCTGCTTGGGTTGTGCTTGGGTTAGTGCTTGGGTTCAGCTTGGCCCCATTGATGCGCGATGCTTGGGTCTTTGCTTGGGTTTTGGCGCTTCCACCTCTTTTGCCAGCATCCCGTTTGGCCTTCACTTCCTCCTGCTTGTCGGTCGGGTAAAACGCAACGCACAGCGCGCCGTCTTCCCAATGCCACAGCGCGCAGTCCTCGCGCACCTCGGCCAAGGTCACGCCAAGGGTCTGTTGCCATTGGCG